TTCAACGCTTGTTTAGCAGTTGATATTTTTTTGTTGTCAAATTCAGTTAGTTTCATAGTTATATTCCAAGACTAATATAAAGTATTTATCTTTTTTGTTTTATTGTTAGGGTTTTGTGTTAAATCTTTTGGTTTGCCAGCGTTTGGAATCATTAATATACATGTATAATTCATCCGTAATCTGTCTTTTTTTCAATTTATCTTCACTTAATTTGGATAAACCTATTAACCGATCCTCAGTATTTTTAGCGTTTTTAAACATTTTTGTATGTAAAGATATATCTACTTCTAATCCGGCTAGCAAATTGTCTAATTTAAGTATCCTACTTGATTGATACAACATATTTCGTTTATCAAATGTACACCAAGCTACGGCATGTTTAAGAGTATTAAAATTATGACTAGTGAACGTTGTATGCATTGTTACTATATATTCATTATTATCGTTTTTATTAATATGGTATGTGTTGAATAATTCATAGCTATTGTCAGGGTTTTGAAAAATGATAACATCTTCCAACTGTCCTACAAACTCAGTTTTCATTAGTTTTTCTAACTGCTTTTCTGGATTATTACGCTTGACCATATTGTACTACCTTAAAATATATATTACGTAACTCTGAACTAGTATCTAAAAATGATGGTAACTTGTCCCAAACTGTGTCAGTTTTAATCATAGGAACATTATCACAATCACCATACAATGCTCCTAATTCATTAACACCGTCATTAAACACACTAGCATGTTGTATCTCAAAATCAAATGACCAACAATTGTATAATTCATCTTCTTGTTGTTCAAATAGAAAACCAAAATTAGTAAATTCATCAAAACGTATTTGTGTTTTTTCAGCCATTCTAGTTAGTTCAGGTTGACTACGTAATGATATAGCCTGTAATACAGTATCAAAATTACATTGTGTGTTTCTTTTATGTAGCCAAGATGCTATTTCCTCATCCTCTACTGGACGATGCCTATTGACAACACCGGTTGGTGTAATATCAAATAGCGTGTAGCAAGTAATAGTGTAACTCATACTACTATTTAACAGCCGTAAAAAAGCCCAAGAAATTCTTGGGCCTTTATTTCAAAAACTAATTGATTAGTTTGTGAATGTAGCTGTAGCCGCTGTAGTAACAGCATAGTTTAGACCTGTAGCCGCTGTCAAAGCAACATCAAGATCGCCACCGTTCGTGAAGTCCCAGGCTGCAACTGGATAGATAGCAACTGCTAGCGTGTCAGAACCAGAACCAACTTCAGTGAATTCGTACATCATAATTGTAGCTTTTTGCTCAATGATTTGGAAAGTCTTTTGTAAGTCATCTCCGCTTGGTGTAGCTGCGCCAGTGAATGTGATTGTACCAAAAGCTAGTTTAGGACCAGCTGGTTGTACTGTAGCTGCCGAAGTGATAGCGTTAACACCGCTGTTTGTGTATGAGAATGAATCATAGTTAATTAACGGTAAGAAGTCGCCATTTGTGCGTGTAAATTGTGCCATTTTAAAATTCCTTTAAGTTTATGAGCATATAGCTCTACTATTATTTATGCCTGGCAACAAAAAATGTCGGTTTTGGGCTTATCTTCCGGCTAGATTTTGACGACTAAAGCCCATTCTATCTACAAATTTTAAGCCATTTGATACAAAACCTTCATGTGTTTCGGTTCCATCTTGTAAATATCCTTTAACAGGGCTAACTTCTGCGGCTTTATTCAATTGATTAACTACTGACATTTTTAGTTTGTACATCTCAATCCATATAGTAAAAGCACCAACTAATCCAGCCTCATTAGCTTGTAAATGCTCAACTATCTTTGCTTTCATTTTGTCAGTCATTGGTCTATTCTGTACAAAGTCCATAAATCCTGCAAGTAAATTATTCAAATCACCTGCAACAATCTTCTTATTAATATATACCGTAAACAATTGATTAAACGTGTTACGTGCTTGGGGGGCAGTATTCATCAATTGGTCTACAGCAGGACCATATTTCTTAATTGCATTCTGTGCATTCTTTACTAGTGTGGTATCTATCTTAAGCTTAGGCGCTGTTGGCATAGCACTAGGAACAATTGCAACATTACTATTATTTTTTAATTGACCTATATTGCCATTCAATGTAACTGCTTCATCCGTAGTCATTGCATTAGGATCGATGTACTGATGAACTGCAATGCCGGCACGTTTTCCACTCATTAATTGTCCAACTGAACTATTAGCTTCTACTTTATAAGTAATACCGTTAGGATTAGCTTTAAAAACATAGCTACCGTTTTGGTCTTTTAATGGTTGATGAAATAACAAATCACCCCAATAATATCCTTTAGCACCTTTGCTAGCTTTTTCTAATCCAGGCCATATCTCAGCAATAATAGGCCATAAACTATCACGCTCTACCCCACGTGCTTGGTCATATTGAACAAATTGTTCTGAGCTGAATACTTGTCTACCGGTACCGTCTTTCTTATTGAACATATGTTTGTCCATAATACTAAACTTACCTGAACTATTACGTCCAAATATCAATGCAGGATATCCATCCCATTTGATTGTAACTGTAGCCGGATTCTTAACTGTAGCAATGGTAGCTTGTATCGCACGATTAGCACCCTCACTTCCACCTAAAAAGATTAAATCTTCTGGATGGTCTAAATGACCTTTATCTTCATTTATAGATAGTTTGTCAATTTTAGATTTAAGTAATGCTAACGCTTCCGATAAATTCATAACTGCTCTTTGTCGCTGTTCTTCTTTATTGATTTAGAAAACTTGCCTTGGTCACGGGATTTAATCGCACCAAGCAACTTTCTCTCTAATATCTCTGCCTGCTCTTTAGGATAATTCCTATTAATCATCTCTAATAGATTAATTGCACTGGTAATGATATTGTGGGCTCTACTTTCAATAACATGACTTGTATCACGGTTATTTCCGATTGCTTCCAATTCCTGCAGAAGGCTGCGAGTTTGTTTTTGCATAATAGTTTCCTAATAGTATTTATCTATTTTACGGTTTTATTTCTTTAAGCTATTCAGCAAATTCTTCAATTTTGACCCCTGTACATCTACTACTACCTTCTTGTTTTCTGGCTCTAATATTTCACCTGTAGCTTGGTCTATGATAGGTTCTGTTGATGCTAATGTACTTTGGGGCTTTAGTTTACTCATAATATCAGTAGCACTAGGTTGTGGCCTATAACTATCTTCCCCATCACCACCGTTATCGCTAATACGCATAGTTTCAATATTGTATTCTAGGTCAATTTTCATACCTACACCAGTTGAACTACGTGACTTCATACATTGAATCTGATACTTACCGCGTTCACGCATACTACGACTTGTAAAGATACCAAATACATTATCTGCTGTATTAATCTTACTAATACCACCTGCAATGTGACTGTGGTCAAACTCAATCTCATCCACAGCACTACGATTCAATTGTGATGCAGTTACCATCAGTATCCCCATCTCTTTTGCTAGATTACGCAATTCTTCAGCAACATACTTGTCTTTAATAAACTGGTCGTTAGGATTAACTTTAACAGAGACCGGCATAACTAAGTCTAAGTAATCAATCATTACAAAGTCAATATTAATACCTGTTTGAATCTGCACTTCTTTCAAATAAGCACGAATGTCATTTACATTACTTTGTGCAGGTAATGCTTTAACACGATATTGTCCTGCTTTTTTACCAACCATCTTAACTTTAAGTTCAGTTGATCCAATATCTTTACGAATATCTCTTGTACCCATATTAGTTAACATCGCATCAGTACGCAATGATGTTAGTTCTTCACTCAATTCTAATGTTACATATACTCCGCTCATTCCTGATTGCAACCAATTCAATGCTATGTTCATCATAACAAGACTTTTACCAGATCCTGAACCACCTGCAAAGATATTCAATTCACCACGACTCATACCACCATACAATATCTTATCCATCTGTGGCCAGCCTGTACTAACTTGTCCACCACTGTTAAAGTATTTGTTAATGCGTCCTGCAGGATCAGCAAAGTAATCTGTACCCATATCTTTTTGTAAACTGATTTGTACTGCATCTTTAATTAGTTTTTCAACAGGACCAAAATCACCTTTCTCAAGTAAGTCTGCACTCTTTAGTATTGCTCTTTCTAATTCTTGTCGTTTAGTAAATGATTCAAATTCTTCAAAGAACCAATCATAATGCCCTTGACTCAATTCAGGTATAACTTCAAGATCCATACCAGTTAATGCTTTAATTTGGGTGCTATCAGGTAATACCCCGTATTTTGTTGTATGTTCTTTAAACAATTCTGCTACCGAGCGTAATGATTTATCAAAGTTCTCCGAGTTCATAATGTTCATAACTCTGGTGTATAACTCGGCATTTGTAATCATCATTTGCAGAAACAACTTCTGCAATTCTACACTATATTCTTTATTATCCGATTGTTTTCTCAATTTTCTTCCTCTGTATTTCTATTTTTATTTTACTCATTGTAGCACTTTGCAAGATGCTTAATAGAGTTGGCAACTTGCCATATCTTACAACAGCATCGTTGACGTCCTTAATATCCGATTCCCAATTAGGTAAACTGACGCTATAGCCTAATTCTAATGCTCTATCACATATCTTTAAACCTGTCTTATCTCTATCAGGTACTACAATAATTTGTTTATTTAATGACGCAATTAATTGTGCTTGTTCATTGCTAATATCATCATGCATGATTGCGATACCATCAATACTTAGTGCATCAAATATGCCTTCAGTCAATATACATACCTGCCATTCAGGCTTTTGTATATCAATGTTGAACACATACCCAGGCTGTTGTTCGTTAATGTATTTTGGTATTTTATTGTCTAAGAATCTGCTAGTGTGACCAACAATTTTATTCTTATAAGTGTAGGGAATGATTATTCTATTTACGTAACGACCTTTTGCAGTAGGTGTTATTAAGAATGGATACTCATTATAATTTATCCCCCTTGATTGTACATAATCAATGTACACTTTGTGTAATGGGTTATTTATATCTAACAATTCACCTTCAGGTAATTCGTGATCCTTGAATTTGATTTTTATTTTAGTTTTCTTTTGTATGACAATATCAAGTAAATCTTTTTGTTGTAAACTTTCTAAACTCCACTTACCTACTTGTGTGTCATCAATGCCGCACCATAATAATAGTTGTTTTGTTTTGTAACTTATGCTACGACCTAATACAAAGTTACATTTGTATCCACAGTTAAAGCAATGCATTGACCAGTTAGTTTGTCCGTCAAACTTAATACCACCACGCATTCTGCGATCAGGTTTATGACCAAGATGGCTACAGCAGATAGCATTAAAGCTATGCCATCCGCTACTTGTAGTCTTTTTCTTGCCGGGAATTATAGATAAAATATCAAACATTAGTAGTAGTATAACATACTCTAACAGAGATATCAACAACTATGGTTGTTTATCTTGCCAATATGTTAGTTACCATACCAGCATTGCTTTCAAATTGCATTCTGATAAATGGGTGAAAGCCTTCTACAACATAACCTTTTGTATCGGTTACTACTTCATATGTATCAGCAAAGATTGGATACCAATCTCCGTCAACAATAGTAGAACCTTCAATCGCTATGTTGCCATAATAATCGCTATACTCAGCTTGTATGGTTAGTATGCTAGTATCATTTGTACTGATAACGCTAGTATAATATATTAGATTACTATCGCTATTGCCATTTGCGTTATTGTTAGGAAATGCCTGTCCTGTAGGAATAGTAACTGGCATTGAAGGAATAAAGCTAGGAAGGATGCTATTAACGATATTCAAATCACCACGTGCACCTGCATTTTGGTCTACAAATACAGGGAAATCAAATTCACCAACTGGGATTTCCAATGAATAGTAACATTTCTGTGCGTCAAATCCGTCTATATCAGCAGGACTTAATTCCAATGCTGCAATACCCGTTGCTGGTAATTGTAGTGTTAATGCTTTTTGTAATAACACTGCACCACCGGTATTGTTAATAATTCTACATACAATAGATTTACCTGTAATGTCTACTGGTTTTTGTTGTTGATTAAGGAACTGAAACTGTATTTGATTGTCTACACCTTTGTGTAGGGTCAGTGGTTTGGCATACTGAGGCATATAACTCCTTGGCGAATATCCTGATAATAATACAACGATTTGGCGTTGTGTATAAATGAAAACTTGGGTTGAGTACACAAATGTAATCTCCTATTGTGTATTTAGTCATCCATATATATTATTTTATTATTGGTTTGGGAAGGGTGATAAATATATCCGAGACTATAATTTTAATGATACATAACGAGTTTTTTAAACGCTTAGGCGAAAATCATCCCTTCATAACTATTTGTTCCTACGCAAACCAAGATTATGTAGGAATTGTCCAGAACCGAGACGATATAGTCACCACTATATATGATTACGGTGCTATAATAGATAATGAAGTCAAAGAGAAATTCCTAGAATTAGGAGATGTTTGGTGGTGGGAAAGTAATAGACTAATCCCCATAAATCTATTTCTCAAAGACGAATGGAGTATCTTTAAACCCTATATCAGGACATTTAATAACAAAAGTCTTACAATACTACATGGTCCTGTATGTAGTATAATTGAATTAAACAAACGTAGAAGCAAACGCCGTAGTATTACACTAGTTAAACGCTTACCCTAATAGATTCATATGAACTGCTACCAGCCATGAATAACTAATGGCATGACTTTTTTTGAACGTATACCCGTCAGTTCCCTTATCCCATACAGTTTTAGCAACATCACTCCATCGTTCACCAATAAGATGTTTTTTACCGGGACGAATCACAGCTAAAAACATAGCTAGCCTGGGGATACTATCTACTGGTTCTGGCATCTTTTGTAGATTGTAGTATTGATTGTTTAAGTGAATCAATTTTTCTACAAATACAGGATCTTTAAGTTTATCCCAATTAGGTTCATGCATCAACTTTAATAGATGTTGTTCATCACGAACCTGACTATACACATGTACATTCAACAAATCTAATTTGAAGTACCCGCGTTTGTCTGCTACGGTATAATCAATACTTGCTATATTGTTTACTGGATCATATGGTATATCAGTAATATATACACCTGTAGCATGATTACGTATAGGTTTAACATTACGCATTGCCGCCCTAGTATGAGATATTAACTTTAATAGAGTATCTCTATCACCAAAGTCAATATCAATGTCTGAATCAATTCTCATTACTTTGCCATGTATCACCGTGATAACCAATTTCTATAGAACCGTCATCTTCAACTGTAACTTCAGCTACATCATCTTGATTAAGTGCTATAACTATAATAGGTATATCATTGTCATCTATTATAACTTTTTTATCCACTTTATGGTATTTCATCAATATATCTAGTTTTTCTTGATATGATATATTGTCACTAAAATTTATTAACATGTTAACTCCAATTTCTTATATGCTTTTTGTACTACGATAGCCTGTCGTTCAGCATCTTCTACTGCTTTGTGACTAGTTGAATGTCCACCGTCACTTAATTTAACGCCCGCTATTTCGTATAGTGTTCTAGTGTCTCTGATTGTATAGAAAGGCCATGGGATAGGATTAGGTTTATCACTAACTTGTCTCCATGCATTTTCCATGACCACACAATCAAATGTTGCTCCATTACTCCAAACAGCACGACGGTTCCAACAAAACTTGTACAGAATCTCCATACATTCTTTAAACGAAATTCTTCCATTGTCTCCCATAGCTTCTTCAAGTGCTTCTGGACTTTGCTCACTCCACCATCGTAATGTATCTTCATTAATACTCCTGTTATATATTTCTGTTTGATCCTCAATGGTAGGTCTTAGTTCTAATCGTTCAACTACACCTGAACCTTTAGGATCAAATCTTACTGCACCAATGGTTAGTATAACACAATCAGGTGTTGTATCTAAACTCTCAATGTCAATCATTATATCATTTGCCATATTACGCCTGTAATGTTTTCCAAATATATTTTTTCTCTAAGTAATCCTGAAACTTTATTGCTTCATCTTCATTATTAAATGCCACACCTTTAATATCATACATATCTTCTAGGTATCTAGCATATTCACCATTAACATCTTGTGCCCAAGTGTAACATGTAATCCACATGATATCTACTTCCCCACCACTTAATACTCCGGCCATTATTGCGATACCAACTTCATCACTACCTATATCAGCAAACAACACGGCTAATAGTCTTTTCTTTGTATCAAACTGCCGGATGTTCTCCCATTTAGGCCATGATACTAGAAATTTATTGTTTTGTACAGATGTTATGGGAAATAATTTGTTCATTGAAATTTTAATAAAAATAGTAGGTACTTTTTTTCGTCAACAATCTCATAACCATCAGTTATGTTACCATTAACAATGTTCATTCTTATACCATATTGTCCTATAAGGTAGTCTTCAAAATCATATGCGTCAAATTCTTTGTTCTGTGCCATATATTCTTTACGAACTTTTTTTAATGCTTCCCAATAATTCCACCGATTTTTACGTTGTTCTATATTTGGGTCATCATCGTCATAGTCTTGTATTTGAGGTATTGTTGTCATTAACTCCACCTCAACGTAAACAAAATGTAGTCTTTTTCATATCTAAACTTAAAGCTGATTAGGTCATCATCAGTTATGCCCCATCTGCAATGTCTTTCATGTTTACCTATATTAGTTTCTAACCATTTAACTATTTCGTTATATTTGTCAAGATGTTTAACATGTACTGTACATTCATGCCAACCGGGTTTAGTGTTTTTCCAACCTACAGCATAATCATAATGTTCAATTATCATTGCCATTTTAGTGCAAAGTAACTAGCATTACTATCATTGTAAAAAGTAAACCTTGCATGTCGCTTCACAACAGGTTCATGACTAAAGTTGTCATACTTCTCTTGGTAATAAGCATAATCAAAATCAACACCCTGGACATAACCCATGTTTCGTAACTCATGGCCTATTTCCATAGTTCGTTTGGCAGTAATATATAGGATAACATCAGCCACAGGTCAACTCAAATAGAATAGCATCTTTCTCATCCTTAAAGTAAAAATCCATATAATCTTCAGTAGCATGTGTTTCAAACTTATCACCGGGTAATCCAAATTGTTCTACTGCCCATGCACAAGTTTCATTCCATGTAGAATGTTTGTGATTTGTTTGCCATAATATACGAACTCTAGTACCCACCGGCATTTAATAATTCCTTAACTTGTTTAACATTCGCAGGATCACGATTAAACTTTAACGCCCATTGTTCTGGATTAATGTAATCCATAATCATCTTCTGCTGGTCATCACGTAATGTACTTAAGAATTGCACACCACTATCACTTTGATATAACATCCAGGGACTAATTCGTCCTCTAGCAATCTCATAACATATATTGTTAGGATTGCCGTAACGTAAGTAGTCTCTACTTTGAATCTTTTCAGCTTCAGCTTTTTCTATTGTGATTTCAATACTACGATGTATCGCATCTAACGGATCTTCAATACGCAAATATTCACACAAAAACTTTGTATAATTGGTATCTTGACGCCAATTGTCAATACGAATTGAATTCTTTAGTAACCAATCACTAAATCTACTAACATTGATGCATTTAATCTCTACACAATATAGACCAAACTTAACAAACGCAAGGTAATAAGGATTCTTAATGAATTCTTCATATGTACGATTCTTTGTACCTGCAGTATTCTTCTTATAAAACTGTAACCAAGCTTGGAAACCAACACGATTGCCTTGACGGTCACGCTCTAACCATCTACGTTTGGGTTCGCATATGTGTTTAAGTACAGTACTTTCACGTTGGAACGTAGCTTTACAAAACTCACATCCATATGCTGATTTAGTTTCCTCGGTCTTTTTCATATTGCGTAATATCTTCTTCAGTCACCAATTGACTGAGAACTTCTATATCAGATTGTTTTAAGTTAGGGTATGTTTCTGCCAAATAGCATTTACGTTTATGTTCTTGTACAAACGCTTTAGCAATCTCATCAATATCATCACTATCTACTTTGGGATAGATTTTAGTGTAATATTCTTTTATATCTTTTGTTTTAGCAGGCTCTTTTAATGATGTTACTTTACTACCTAAATGAGGTATCCACTGATGGAATTGTTTGCCTAATCCAGGACTACTAGCACATAACATATACCATTGTAGTTTAGGATGCTTCTGTACATATTCATTGAATAGATATTTATTAGCATGATAGTCAACACTACGCAAGTAATAGCCCTGAACATCTCCTGAACCTTTGATAGCACTCATCCAATGTGTCATCATATAGGGAACAAACTTCTTTTGTTGTTCTTCTGTTAACCTATCATAATATCCATAGTCTTTCTTGTCCATAGCGGTAAGAGCATCAAACAAGTCAAAGTCTTGTGCTACAAATTTCTCATCAATAGGAGTACTCTTTTTAGTTGCCATTAGAATGCCTGACTATAATCTACAATCTCACAGTTACGACTAATCTCTTTTACAAAATATACACATCTTGGCTTAGGACCATCATCTAATGGCACACATAAGAATTGTCCGTTCTTTAATCTAGGTGCATACCATGTTACATCGTGGTAAATGTCTACAATCTCAATAGGTACAAAACTTGGGCTAAAGCTAGTTAAAGGATTAAATTCAAATGCGTTGAAGCCTCTATCATTGATACTTGTTAGTGGCAATGTTTCTAAATCTCCGTGCTCCTGTTCACCAATTAATATTTGCCAATCAACAGGCATTTTAATAGTACTGTTTCCTATCTTTAATACAAGAGCAGGACTGTTAAATGATTCCAAAAAGATTAACGGGATGTAATGATAATCTACGTTTTGTGGATTACTGTTATCTAGTATCGCAAAGCGAAGGTCATCTATTTCCTCCGGCAATGTCTCTAAATTATAAAATTCGTTTTCAAGTGTTAATATACGCATGTTGTTATTCTATCACATTTTTATCTATAAGTCAACTTTTCTACATCAAACGGGTAGTTTGCTTCTTTGTAAAATGCCTTACGTTGGGTCAAGTGACGTTTGGCAAACTTACAACTACTTGTTATATCGTAGATTTGTACATGGTCTTTATCTTCTGCCTTACGAATTCCTCGACCGATGCTTTGGATAACACGGACGAAGGATTTTCCAGGTTCAATGAGAACCAGATTAAAAATCCTAGGTATGTTGATACCAACAGCAGCCACACCGTATGTTGCCACAATAATTTTATTACTTGAGGTTGCAACTTCATCATATTCTTCTTTCCTTTCATTCATATTAGTAGCACCGCTAACAAACACACTACCGGGTAATCTGTTAACAATCTCTTTTCCTGCATTAACTCTATCAACTAAAATCAATGTATTACCTGTAATATTAATACCACTGATTAAACTAGCTATCTTATCTAATCTTTCGCTATCTTCTAGTAAATGTTTTAATTCACTTTGATAGTTAGTAAACTCTTTACCATCTTGTAATTGCATAATATTAACATAACATCGGGCTAATACACCTTGATCCTGCAATTCACTTGCAGATAGTTTACCAATAACATTTCCCAAACTTACATAGATGCTTTGTGCTTCAAACTTTGCTTTAGGGATAGTTCCTGTTAATCCCCAACGAATGGGCACTTTAGCAAATACACCAGTAAGCAATGTTTTTAGTGCATCTGCTTTAGCCATATGCACTTCATCAACCATTACACAAACAACACCTTCAATGAAGTCTCCGATCTCTACTTCTGCTTCACCTGACTTTGTTTTCTTAAGCATATTGTTAAGACTTTGCCAAGTGCAGATTGTGTGAGTCTTACCAAACTCTTTACGATCACCAAAGTATACACCAACATCTAATCCAAGATTAATGTAATCTGCTTCTGTTTGTGTTACTAGAGACTTGTTTGGAACAATGACAATACTACGACCATACTTCTCAACACTATTAGATAGTGCCGCAGTCATTAATGTCTTACCCGCACCTGTAGCAATCTCCTGTAATGATTGTGGGTTTTCTAAAAAGTTGTTTACTAGTTCAATTTGATAATCACGTAATACTACCGGCTCGCCCTCTTTGGGATGACCTTTAGGCCAGTTCTTATCTTTGAATGTATCCTCGGACACTTTGTCGAAAGTAAAGGTTGTTGTGTAATCTCTTAAATCCTCTAGTTCAATATCATATCCTGCATTGTCTAGGTAAGGAAGTATTTCGGGTAGTAGATTGATATAAGTACTACCGGCTAAACTGAAATAGCTTACCTTACCATTCCATCTTCCTAGTCTTACTGCAGGAAGATAACGTGCTCCGGGTATTTCATACTCAAACATTTTCATCAGTGCTTTTCGCTCTGCTAGTTCAAGTCCCTCTATCTTTACATTCACTTCGTCTTTGACGATTATTTTACATTGTTTCATTCTTTTCCAAATTAACTGGTTGACTATTTACCACTGTGATTACTTTTGCTGTATTGGCATGATCCGTATCTGATATCAATTTGAATTTGATTACTACTGGAAACTTATACTTACTTGTATTATCATGTATCATCATTCTTGCAGAATCGTTATAACGTATTCCTGCAATTTCTAATGCCATTTTTAAATCATTTTTAAACTTTACGTTAGTTGATAACCCCACACCTGATACAGTAACATAATCACATTTAATGTTTTTTAACCAAGGGACAATATCACATATGTTGGTTAATTCTACTTTAGGATTATATGAACCAGCAAATCGTTCTTCATCGGTTAATAAGATACTGTTATCAATTTCAATTCCGTATCTTACTAGTTCAGCTAATGTTGTTAGTTCTGTAGTTAAAGTAATATGTTTAATAGCTTCATCTAATGCAGAGTTAGTAGATGCTATCATATAATTCCCATTAACGCAAACTAATGTAGGTGTCCAGTATTTTACATCTTTGTAATACTCTTGTTGACTTAATATTTTTTTAACATTATCGCTATATCTAATTTCATTAAAAAATGTTCCGGTCATGCGTAATGCTAGCTTTAATGAGAAGGTACTCAAATCAGCAATATAGTATTTATTTGTATTGTCCCATACAAAACTAGATTGACTAAGTGACCTAAACGCTGTAATAAATGCTTTATTATAGGGTGTTTTAAGAATTATGTTATCATCTACAATACCTATATGAGCGGATGTATATTCATCAGTAGTTTCTACTACAAGTGTTTTCCAAGGCAGGTTTGATAACTCCTTAATAAACATTTGATTTTTTACAAATTGACGTTCATATTTTTCAATAAGTTTATCCACTAGTATTGATTGATTACTAGTGATACGTTTTTTAACTAGAATAATTTTTTCAAGGTTTTGTAGGAACCTAATATCATACCTACTTAATCTTAAGTTGGTAATCATAAAATACACTAACTGTTCTTTGTTATTCAATTCAACCATTTTATAATTATACAACAAATAAAACAAAAAATCAATAAAAAAGGAGAGACCGAAGTCTCTCAAAAGTGATTAACGAAGGAACGAAAAACTCTTAACGAAACGGACTTATTGTCATTGCCGTTACGCACACTGCAGGGGTTATGCTTTCATACAAGTTGTCTTAGCAAGATTCTGCCAGTTACCGGGACTGATCTTAACTAAGTCTGCAATCTTCAAACACATACGCAAGGACACTTCACGCAATTTAGTATGATTGTCCCACATGAAGTTAATCACAGTTTGTGATTGTTCTTCATTAAAATCATAATCCTTGAACAAGCCACCATCAGCATCACGATGTACCTGCTTAATACGCAACATCTTGTCACGATCACCGTCGATTGTCAGGTCCAGAAAGTGACAACGTGATTGTAATGCTTCTAAGTGATCCTGCAATTTCTTAGATTTAAGATTGCCAAATTTCAAGTTAGTGATAAAGATAGCACTACCATTAAAGTTGAAAGTATTTGGGATACCTTCTTCACGCAACAAACGTGAATCACTATTCCAGCAAATTCTACGAGTCTTGCCTGAATCAAGTGCGGCCTTAAGAATGTTCAAACTCAAGTCATCAGTAAAAACTGAATCGCAATCATCAAAAATTAACACATTCTTTGTGTCAGAATACTTGTACAGTTGAGTATACAAGCCCAATGCTGTCATAGCACCTTTAACAATTTGAAAACGCACACGTTTGCCTGCAAGCTTGTCAAACATACTTGCTTTCTCCATTTGTGTCTCAACACCATAAGATTTGCCGACGCCGGGCGGGCCTGAAACAATCATAGCACGTATATCACCATTGATACATGCACGTGACATTTCATCAAGTACCTCAAAACGAGTAGCAATACGGTCCATTGCTTCCTGTTCTGTTTCTTTAACTGCTTCTTTCTTAAACTCTACTACAGCATTAGCCATAACTTTATCTCCATTTAAAAATTCAATATTATCAATCGCATCTACTAAGATTTTAATCTCAGCACTACGACCCGGGAACTGACCATCGTTTTTAACAGTCACATAACTACCTTTTTTACTTGTCTGAAAACCCTTGACAAGTGTAAACACTTCACCTGTAACTGCTTCATTGCGATATGAACCTGACAAAATACGAACTGTAGACATAGCTTCTCCTGTGTGTTAATCAATACAAGTATTATAGCACGAATGCCATTTATTGTCAAATTATGCTACCTTGCGAAAATACATATAGGGCAAGCCCAAAGTATAACACAAGTACTCATCGTCACCTTGAGTGTCCTCGGCTTCGTGGATCCAGCGAATTGCTGTTGCACGATCCTTAGCACCCGAAAAGATCAGGTCATCAACCCTTTTCTCAAAAGAGAACATTGCATTTTCTTGTGCCGAAACACGGATCTTTTCTTCACGGTCAATGACCTCACCCAACTCTTTAAACTCGGCCTGAAAGTCTGCTTCAGTCCAGGCAGAAGTATCAATACCTCGGGGACGAATGCCAAAAGCATCTTTATACATATCCCAGTAGATGCTGGAATACTGCTCTAAAGTTGTCAATTCTTCCCAAGATTTGAATTCTGTAGTCATTTATGAGTCCTTTTCTTTACTGTCTAAGATTCTATTATAGCGCCAAATCCATTTATTGTCAAATTTTGGCTATCAAACTAGCGTGGATTTCGTTCATTTCCGTCTGTTCCACGTAGAAATCACTCCTAGGATCGTAGTATTGTCCTTCTTTGTTGTCATAATACAACACTCTTCCGGAGAAATTAAACGGTCCTTCTAGTCCATTACGTGGACCATACTTTGTACGCATTTCGTCCATCTGATACTTGTCGGCAACAACTTTGTAACTCATAAGACCCTTTCAACTGAATAAGACTCTATTATAGACCCAAATTGATTTATTGTCAAATTTGGGTCTGTTGTTTTTATACAACTTCGTTTACAGTATAGTTATAGCGCACATAACTTACGTCACGGGAACCAC